AATTAATAGAAACAAAGGATGAAACATGGCTAAAAACTTACTAAAACAGATTATGATTAAAGATATTAAAAAGAACCAAAGAAATAGCGAAGAAGATGAAAGTCTTGTTGAAGGTTTGGACGTTGCTATAAATGCTGGCTACCTTACTAAAACAAAGCCAAAGTTTACCAAGAAGACTAACTTCTCTGCATCTAATCTAACATATGGCTCAGGGGAGTGTCCAAGGTATTGGTCATTAGCCTTTGATGGTCAAATATTTTATGATAACTCAGATGCAATTGGTGTAGCAAATAGAACACAGGGAAGTCTTGGACATGGAAGAATTCAGGAAGCAATAGAAGCCTCTGGGTTACTTGCAGAAGATTTAGAATTTGATCCAATACCAAGAAAATATAACCAACAAACTCATCCAGCAATGGAGTTTAGAGTTAAGATTGATGATCCACCTTTTGATGGGTATGGAGATGTAATGCTTGACTACAAGGGTGAAAGACTTGTTGGTGAAATTAAAACAGTAAGAAGCGACGACTTTGAACATAAAAAATTAAGTAGAAAACCTAAAATGGGTCACTTAATGCAATTGCTGATGTATATGAAGGTTTGGAAAATTGGTAAGGGTGTAATGATTTATGAAAATAAAAACAATCATGAATTACTTACCTTACCCGTTGTAGTAAATGATCAGTATCGTACTTGGGTAGACGAAACATTTGAATGGATGAGAGTAGTTTACAAAAGTTGGCAAGATAAACAATTGCCAGAAATTCCTTATCGTTCAAATTCAAGAATTTGCAAGTCGTGTCCTATTCAAAAAGCATGTGCTGAAGCAGGAGACGGAACAATTAAGATTAAACCTATGAAATTATTAAAGGACGAGAAAGATGAATAAATGTGAAATTATGTGAAAGGTGCGAGACCCAGTTTACACCAAAGGTAAGTTATCAAATTTATTGTGGAGATATTTGTAGAGAAGAAGCCACCAAAATAAAGATAGCCGAAAGGTATCAAATAACTCGTAGACAAAGAAGAATAGGCAAGAAAAGACTTTGTATTGGCGGTTGTAAAGAACAACTTTCAATATATAACGATTCTGGCTTTTGTCCTAATTGTAATATAAATAAAAAAGAAGTAGACAAAATGTTAAAACAACTAAAGGGATTCTTTGACTATGAACAAAAATAACCCAAAAACAATTTGTGCTATTGATGCAAGCACCAACAGTCTTGCTTTTGCTATTTTTAATGATAGAAACCTGGGCAGTATCGGTAAAATTAATTTTAATGGAAAAACAAATTATGAAAAAGTAATGGATGCTTGTGCTAAGACAAGGGCATTCTTTGAACATTTTGGTGGATTTGAAGCAATCATAATTGAACATACCGTATTTATGAACAGTCCCAAGACTGCTGCAGATCTAGCATTGGTTCAAGGAGCACTGCTAGGTGCTGCTGGATTAACTGGAACAAAAGTTATAGGAACTGTATCGCCAATAACCTGGCAAAATTATTTAGGAAATAAAAGGCTAACAAAAGAAGAACAATTAAGTATTAGATTAATGAATCCTGGAAAATCAGTTTCTTGGTACAAAGCATACGAACGGCAAATAAGAAAAGAAAGAACTATAAAACTAATTGAGATAAATTATGATAAAATTATTAACGACAATGACGTTGCCGATGCTTGTGGTATCGGCCACTGGGCTATTAATAACTGGAATAAAGCGATAGGGGTAAATGAATAATGAAAAATGTAAAAAGTTTGACTGTTGTTGGTGGTGGAACTGCTGGTTTAATTTCTGCACTTATTTTAAAAGAACGCTATAACATAGAGGTTAATTTAATATATTCCTCAAACATAGGCATTATTGGCGTAGGAGAAGGATCAACAGAACATTTTAAAGAATTTATTGACTACGTTGGCATTCCTGCTTCTGAAATTATTAAGGAATGTGATGCAACCTTTAAGGTTGGTGTATTATTTAGTGATTGGATAAAAAACAAAAAATATTTACACTCTGTTATATATCCATATAGTAGAACTACTGGTCAATATTTTAATGTTTATGCAAAAGAAATATCTCAAAATTCAAATCATTTTTATCCTGAAAGTCACTATGAAAGTGTAATGCCAGCCAGTGCAATAAATATAAACACTACACCAGAAACAAATCAATATCACTTTAATACTCATAAATTAAATGATTTTTTAAAAAAGAAAGCCACTGAAAAAGGAATTAAAGTTATTGATGACGACATTATGCAAGTTGAATTAGACGAAAATGGTTTTATTGATTTTATTGTTGGAAAAAAAGAAAAATATAAAAGTGATTTTTACATAGACGCAACAGGGTTTAAAAGAGTTTTAATGAACAAACTAAATGTTAAGTGGAAATCTTTTAGTAAATATTTAACATTGAATTCTGCAATTACCTTTCCAACTGGCGATGAAGAAAATTATAATTTTTGGACAGAAGCAAAGGCAATGGACGCAGGATGGAAATTTAAAATTCCAGTTTGGGGAAGACATGGAAATGGTTATATATATGATAAAAATTTTATAACTGCTGATCAAGCAAAACTAGAAGTAGAAAAAAACCTTGGACATGAAGTAGAAATAGGAAAAACTTTTGAGTTTGATCCAGGTGCTTTAGAAACGGTTTGGAATAAAAATTGTGTTGCAATGGGGTTAAGTGGATGTTTTTTTGAACCACTAGAAGCAACGTCAATTGGACTAACAATTCAGCAAAGTTTTTTATTAATGCATAAACTTCAAAATTATGATGAAAATGTTATAAAAGATTATAACAAATCATTTGAAAAAATAACAGAAAACATTAGAGATTTTATTGTATTGCACTATTTAACAAAAAGAAATGATACTGAATTTTGGAAAAATATTTTACATCTAGAAATTCCAGAATCTTTAAAGTATAATTTAGAAAAATGGAAAACAAAACTTCCAATTAGTGAAGACTTTGTTGGCAACTCAAACTACTCTATGTTTTCTGCACACAATTTTATTGTTGTTATGGCTAATCTTAATTTATTTGACAATAATGCAATTTTACAAGAGTATAATTCTTTAAATGATCAAGTAAAGCATATGGCAGAACATACTATTAGTAGTATAATTATTGATGAAAATACTAAAAAATTAATAGAACATAAAAAAATACTTCAAATTATTAGGGATATAAATTAAAAATGCCAGAGTTAAATGCAAACATTCCGCCGATTGCGTGTTACGTAAGAGGAAATTATTTAAGAAACCATCAAGACAGCCACGACAAATATTTTGAGTGCGTAATCTTTGGTGTTTCAAGTTTAAAATCTAGAAGTCCACTATTTCATATTATAATGTCTGACGGCGGTCTTTGGTGGAGACTTCCTATTTCTGCCTTCTGTACAGAGCCAGGAGTTCCTGAAGTTGATCTTCATAATCTAGTTTTATGGAATTCTTTTAGTCATCACATTGCTGTAACAAGATTTGAAAATTTAGCAAATCTTAGAATGTCTTATATAGATAGAACAAAAACAATGAATAAGGGGACATACTTATTTACTTTAGACTGGCATAATCCAGATACAAATGTTTTAGATGACGGATATTCTGAAAGTCCTGCAGACCACAAGTGTGGACATGTCATTCAAAGAGATGACGGAAACTTTGCAATTCAGCCTAACAATAGGGTCAGGGTGTATGAGCCTTCATTTACCCTGGAAAAAGAATATTTAATTGACAGGATAATCAATGAAAGAAAGTATGATGTAGAAAATCAAGACAAGTGGATAATGGAAAACTCTGATAGGTTTAACTATGACATTAATTTAAACGAAGTTGACAAATAATCCCGTGGCTGCTAAACTATATACAAGCGAGGCTTGGCTACGCAAAAGGTTTCTTATGGATAAAAAATCTCCACAAGATATTGCCAAAGAATGCGAAGCCAGCGTTGAAACTATATATGTATACCTTGCAAAATTTGGATTAAGGAAATCAAAAAGATGATATTAAAACCAGTTTACGAAGATGTTAAACATTTTAATTGTAACGATCTTTATCTTCGTTCCGTTGGAGCACCTTCTGGCAATTCAATTTGGGAAACGTGCCACTCTATAGCACAAATGCTTATAGAAAAAAATATAGCATATGGAGATTCTGCTCTTGATCCTGTAAGAATTTTTAGCAAGTCAGACCCAGCAGAACAACTTAAAGTTAGAATTGATGATAAGTTAAGTCGTTTAATGAAGGGCACAGACTACCCTGGAGATAATGACATTGATGATTTAATAGGATACTTAGTTTTATTAAAAATAGCAAAGGAAAAAAATGTCAACTGAATCAGAACTGATTGAGCATCTTGATGAAGTAAATAAGGTAGTTACAGAATATCTTAAAGGGCAAGATCCAACAAAAATTTCTAAAGAGTTGGACATTCCACGTACTCGTGTTGTTTCATTAATTAACGAGTGGAAAGTTATGGCATCGGCAAATGATGCAATTCGTGCTCGTGCTAAAGAAGCACTTGCTGGTGCTGATACGCATTACACTAAACTTATTACAAAAGCCTATGAAGTTATTGATGAATCAAGTATGACTAATAATCTTAGTGCAAAAACCCAAGCAATTAAGTTAGTAATGGATATTGAAAAATCTAGAATTGAAATGTTACAAAAAGCAGGGCTTTTAGAAAATAAAGAACTTGCAGAAGAAATGGTTGAGATTGAACGAAAGCAAGAAGTTCTTATTGGAATACTTAGAGATGTTGCATCTGAACATCCAGAGGTTCGTGATTTAATTATGAGACGACTTTCTCAAATTGCTAAAGACGGAGAGGTAATTACCATTGTCCAAGATGTTTAATGACTTCTTAGAAGTTTTAAAAGAAAATCAATTTAATGAGATTCCAGTAGACGCAAAAACATTTGTTGAGTCCGCTGATTATCTTGGGCAACCACAATTATCTTTAATTCAGTATGAAATTGTAGAGGCAATGAGCCAGATTTATCGTAAAGAAGAATTACAAGAAATTTTTGGATCTGTTGCTGGCTCCCACTATTTTGATAAATATACAAAAAATGAAATTATTTTGCAACTTGGCAAGGGATCTGGAAAAGACTTTGTATCAACGGTAGCCTGTGCATACATAGTATACAAACTATTGTGTCTTAAAGATCCTGCTAAGTATTATGGAAAACCAAGCGGGGATGCAATTGATATCATAAACGTAGCCATTAACGCACAACAAGCAAAAAACGTATTCTTTAAAGGATTTAAAACTAAAATAGAAAAATCACCATGGTTTGCAGGAAAATATAATGCAAAAGCCGACAGTATTGAGTTTGACAAATCAATTACAGTTTACTCTGGACACTCAGAAAGAGAATCGCATGAAGGTTTAAACTTATTACTTGCAGTTCTTGATGAAATTTCTGGTTTTGCATCTGAGGTTGGAACTGGTAATGAGCAAGGCAAGACTGCAGAAAATATTTATAAAGCATTTCGTGGGTCTGTAGATTCTCGTTTTCCAGATTTAGGAAAAGTAGTATTGCTTTCATTCCCCCGCTATCAAGGTGACTTTATTTCCAAAAGATATGAAGATGTCATTGCAGAAAAAGAAACCATTGAAAAGAAACATCTTTTTATTATGAATGAAGACTTGCCACACGATGATCCAAATAATCAATTTGAAATTTCATGGGACGAAGATACTATTCTTTCTTACAAGGTTCCAAAAGTTTTAGCACTTAAAAAAACAACGTGGGATGTAAACCCTACTAGAAAAATAGATGATTTTAAATTAGCATTCTATACAGATCTTGGTGATGCAATGATGCGGTTTGCATGTACGCCAACATTTGCATCAGATGCATTCTTTAAAGATAGAGCAAAACTAGAAAAAGTAATGACATTAAGAAATCCAGTTGACAATTTTAGAAGGTTTGACGAATCGTTTAAGCCTGATCCAGACAAAATATATTATATTCACGCCGACCTTGCACAGAAGCATGATAAGTGTGCTGTAGCAATTGCTCATGTAGATAAATGGGTAAACATTCAAGTTATTAAAGATTATGAACAAGTAGCGCCAATGGTTGTTGTTGATGCAGTTGCTTGGTGGGAACCAAAAGCAGAAGGTCCAGTTAATTTATCAGAAGTAAAACAATGGATCATTAATTTACGCAGACAAGGATTTAATATTGGAGTTGTTTCTTTTGACCGTTGGCAATCATTTGATATTCAACAGGAATTAAAAGCGGTAGGCATAAAGACAGACACTGTTTCTGTTGCTAAAAAACACTACGAAGATTTAGCAATGATGATATATGAAGAAAGAGTTGCAAT